ACTTCGTTCGTACACCATTGCAAAACAGCATGGACGGTGACTTTGATACAGGTAACGTGCGTTATAAATCACGTGAACGTTACAGCTTCGGTGTATCAGATCCACTAGGCATCTACGGTTCTTACTAAGCCGCAGTAATAAAGAAGCCCGACCTTAAAAAGTTGGGCTTTTTTTATTAAAAGTATTTGTTTTATATTGTATTTGTAGTAAACTTAAACTATCTGGGATTCCGCTTTTGCCGCCACTGCCCCAGCAGACGATGCAACGATTGGTAAAAGCTCTTTTGCATAAGGAAATATATTATGGGTCGCTCTACTTTTGACGGTCCGATTTTATCGGGCGATAACCGTTTTGGTCCACAACGTGATGTTGGGTACGCAGAATTGGTTCAACAAGCATTTATTGATTTTGCTGTTACAACTCCACAAACTCTTGGTTATGCAGGTGGTTCTGGCGTATTTGTTACATCAAATGGCATTCCAAACGCTGCAGCTACAATTTACACACCACAAGGTGGTAACTATAGCAGCACAGGTCCTACAGCAGCTTCAGCGCCTACAGCTGACGCAACTGGTACAGTTTACCGTGGTGTTGTATTCTTAATCCCACAAGGTTCAAACATTACTGATGTATACGTTGATGTTGGTGCTATGCCATCTGACGGTACACATACAGTAACTTCAATCCAACCATACATCTCTAACAACTTTGCTACAACTACTGGCGTATATGGCACAATGGCTGCTATTACTTCAGCCGGACGTGGCACAGCAACATTTACAGGTACACAATTAGACTATGCAAATGGTACATTGCAAGACGTACAAAACTTGCAACCAGGTACACAACCTTCATGGTTCTCACAAGTTGTTGTAACAGTTAAAATGACTGTAGCTTCATTGACAGCTCCAACATCAGGTCAAATGAACATTACATTGCGTTATGCTCAACAAGACTTGAACATTGGTAACGGCACAACATACCCATACGGTAACTTTGACTAATTAATCTAAGGGGACTTCGGTCCCCTATTATCAATTCAGGAGATTAATTATGACAATGCAATATGACGTAAAAGCTGCCTATGCTGGCACTTTTCCTGCTCAATTATATACAGGCCGTGCAAGGCTAAAACAAGCAGTATTTGTTGGTAATGGTACTGCAGGTACAGTTACATTTTATGATGGCACAGATAATACAGGCCCTATCCTGTGGCAAACTAAAACCAGTTCAGGCGTTCAGCCATTCCAAGTTATTATTCCAGGTGAGGGAATTTTGGCTAATACTGGTATTTATGTTGCAGTTACTAATGTAACATCTGTTTCTATTTGTTACGGCTAGGTGATATATGAGTGTTCCTGCTGAATTAGAAACCGCTAGAGAGTTGGCTACCCATGCAAACGAAATCAAACACTTACAAGCTGATATGGACAAAATGGTTAAAGATATGGAAGAGATTAAACAGACTCTTTCCAAAATTAATGATACATTGTCAGCTGCTCATGGTGGTTGGAGAATGCTACTTGCCGTTGGCAGTGCCGCTAGTATTGTTGGCGGATTAGTAGCTTGGTTTATTGAACATGCAAGCAAATAATTATGCCTAGCAAATCTAAAGCACAACATAACTTGATGGAAGCGGTAGCTCATAGCAAATCTTTTGCTAAAAAGGTTGGTATTAAACAATCAGTAGGTAAAGAATTTGCAGCTGCAGACAAAGGTAAAACTTTTAAATCTGGTGGGTTATATGCAAACATTCATGCTAAGCAAGAGCGCATTGCTCATGGTAGCGGTGAAAAGATGCGTAAGCCTGGATCTAAAGATGCACCAACTGCTAAAGACTTTAAAGATTCTGCTAAAACAGCAAAGCTTAAAAAAGGCGGTCCTACTTTATCTGTGGGTAGAGGTGAAAAATTACCTACTGATAAAGGTGCTGGACTTACTGCAAAAGGAAGAGCAAAATACAATCGTGAAACAGGGAGTCATTTAAAAGCTCCTCAGCCTGAAGGTGGTGCACGTAAGAAGTCTTTTTGTGCACGTATGTCAGGTATGCCAGGCCCAATGAAAGATGAGAATGGCAAGCCTACACGGAAAGCTGCATCATTAAAAAGGTGGAAATGCTAATGAAACATGATGATATTAAAGAAGATAAGAAGCTTATTAAAAAGGCTTTTAGTATGCATGACAAACAATTGCATGAAGATAAACACACTGATCTATCAAAACTTAAACAAGGTGGAAGCACTATGAAACGCAAACAAATGAATCCGGCTATGGCAATGATGGCTGCAAAAGCACTTGGTGCTCCAGCTCCAGCAGTAGCTAATCCAATGGCAGCAATGGCACCTCCAGCTGGCGCTCCAGTTCCAGGCATGAAGAAAGGTGGTAAAGCAATGGCTAAAGAAACAATGGGTCCACGCACTATGGCAGAAGACGTAGAAGCCGGCTCTAATAAACTAGGTAAGTTTGGTCAATCTAAAGTTCAAAAACGTGGCATGACACGTGGTACAAACCTTGGTGACAGTGGTAAAACCATTGGCATTGAAGGCGGTGGCATGAAAAAAGGTGGCAAAACTAAATGTATGGCATCAGGCGGTTCAGCATCTAGCCGTGCAGATGGTATTGCATCTAAAGGTAAGACTAAAGGTAAATGGTGCTAAATCATGGCTGATGATAAAAGCAAAAAGCTAGAGAATTCAGAATACGTAAGAACGTTAACTGAAAAGCGCCAAGCTAATCCACAAGACTTTGCAATGCAAAAGTCTCAATATGAATCCGCAGTTAAACAGGATGCAGATAAGTCTCAGCCTGGCACTATGGAGATGTTGGGTAATTTAGCTAAGAGTATTGTTGGTAAAAAAACTGGTGGCATGATTAGCCATGTAGAGCATATTCAAAAAACAGCTGGTGGCACACACCATTCTGAGCACTACAAAAAGCATGCTGGTGGGCACAAACTTCATAACGACCATATTAAAGAGTTCGGAAAGAAATAATCATGGCAAAGGCTAAGAAACCATCTTCTTGGGATAGTGGCACTCCAGATCCTTATGATTGGGCTAAAGTTCCATCTACTGATATGGGTGGTAAAAACTTTGGTGTAAAAGGCAATGCACGTGGTGCTAATTCATGGCGTGATAGCACACCAACAAAAGCTGATCGCAAGGAAGCAAGCAAGATTGTAGATGAAGCTATTAGAGGTGATCGTACAGACTTTAGCAATGAAATGATTGCACCTAACTTTGCTCCTATTGCTCCTGATCGTCCATCTGCACCTATGACAGAGACTGCGCCTTCAGCCGGTGGTTTATCAGCATCTAATGCAATGCCAGAACCAGTGCCACAAGCTCCGGCTCCAGCTCCTGCACGTAGAGGATTCTCTGATTTATCTCCACAAGAGCAAGCAGTAGCATCTATTACGCATCAAGGCTACAAACGTGGCGGTACTGTTAAAAAAGTTGATGGCCACACAAGTGCTAAAGATGCAATTAAAAAGCATAGCGGTGGATTTAAGCACCATGCAGACCACATGAAATCACATGCAGCCGGCTTTAAACCATTCCATGAGCATGTTCAAAACATGTGCGGTGGTGGTATGTCTAAAGGCAAAAAATAAAATGGGTGGTTCATCAGCAGCTCCAGTATCTGCAAGAGATAGTTTCCAAGGCTATAATGCCGGTTACAATTTCTCTCCGTACTCTACTGGAAGCCAAACAAACAATCCTTTTGCAAATACGCAATTGGGAAGTTTGGTTAATAACTTTTTAGGAATGGCTGGAAATAATGCTCCGCAGCAATATGGATCATATGCACAACCATCTGCACCACAGCAGTCTTATGGTTCTCCATATGCATTTCAGCCTTATGGCGCACCATCTGCAGGACAGCCAAGCATTGGTGCTGGAAACTTTGATGGCCAACAAAACATGGGTGCTGGACAACAACAGCAATATCAGCCATTTCATATGGCATATAGCAATAACTCTAATACGCAGAATCCTAGCCAAATAACAACGCCTTACGCACCTCAAGGAACATTTGGTGGGCCATCATCTTATGGCATGGGTCCAGGTACTGCTGGCTTTGGTTTTGGTAATGGCGCTACTAGAGTTCCTGATACAGATAGTCAAACAGCCGGCCAATTTAATCCGGATGTAATGCAGACAAATTCACAACCAACTAATGGCCAACAGAACTGGATGCATTCACAAGATGGCTTTAGTGGCTGGGGACATGATGACTGGGATCAATGGCATCAAAACCAATCAAATTCATCACCAGGATTAGCAACACCAACTGCAGGATTAGGTGCAATTAATGCATCAAATACTAATCCGCCAAACCAAATTTCTACAACAGGAACCATATAATATGAGAGCTTCACGTGGAATGGGCGATATTAACCCAAGCAAAATGCCAGGCAAAAAGATTATCCATCGCAAGGATCATCCTGAAGATGTAGAGGTCTACAAAAAAGGTGGTAAAGTAGGTAAGAAAAATTGGATTGGTGATGCAATCCGCAAGCCAGGTTCATTGCATAAAGAGCTTGGTGTACCGCAAGGCGAAAAGATTCCAGCTAAAAAGCTTGCTAAAGCAGCAAAAGCGCCTGGAAAACTTGGCAAACGTGCTAGACTAGCAGAAACATTAAAAGGTTTAAAATAATGAACATCTACTGTGGATTTGAATTGATTAGTGGTTTTATGATTGGTTTTGAATTTGCAGAAGATGAAACCATTAATTACATCATCATAGACCTTGGCATTGTACGAATTAATATAAATTGGGATAAGTAATGGCTGTTACCACAGGCACCTCTGTATTTAATCTAAACATGAATGACCTCATTGAGGAGGCATTTGAACGTGCTGGCCTAGAGGTTCGTACCGGCTATGACTTTAGAACAGCTAGACGCAGCATTAATTTGCTTACTATTGAGTGGGCAAATCGTGGCATTAACTTATGGACGATTGAAGAAGGCCAGATTCCGCTTAATACTGGACAGGTTAAATATCCATTGCCAGTAGATACAATTGATTTATTAAGCCAAGTAATCCGCACAGGAACGCTACAAAATCAAGTTGACATCAACATTAATCGTATCTCTGAGGATACGTATTCAACCATACCAAATAAGCTTGCCCAAGGGCGCCCTATTCAAGTTTGGATTGATCGTCAATCAGGAAATACAAACCCAACATCATCTACGCTATCTGGCAACATTTCTGCAACAGATACCACTATTACGTTGAGCGACACATCTAACATTGCAGCATCTGGTTATATTAATATTGATAGTGAAATCATTTACTATCCAAATGTAAGCCAAACAGGCAATCAGTTATTAAACTGTTATCGTGCACAGAATGGTACGACTGCAGCATCACATACATCTGGTGCAGCAATTTCAGTGCCACAATTGCCTAACGTTAACGTATGGCCATCACCAAATTCACCAGGAAATCAGTACACTTTGGTATATTGGAGACTTCGCAGAATACAGGATGCTGGTACAGGTGTTATAATCAATGATATTCCATTCCGATTTATTCCGGCTATGGTTGCTGGTCTTGCTTATTATATTGCTGTAAAAGCGCAGGGCACAGATCCTAATCGCATTCAAATGCTTAAAGCAGACTATGATCAGCAATATGATTTAGCTGCACAAGAAGATCGTGAAAAAGCACCATTGCGTTTTGTGCCTAGAAATATGTTTTATTCAAGGTAGTTATTATGGCTAATGATAAAAAAATAGATTTAAATGATCCAAAGTATCAAGGCTATCAATTTGATGGAAATACTTATTGGACTGAGCCATCTTTATTAGACAAAGTAAAAATAAAAACAGAAGATTATGCTAGTAATGCAGCTCAAAAAATACTTGATTCTTTATATGATTTATCAACTTTTGATGGAAAACCAAAAAAAGATAAAGTTGAATCAAAGAAAAAAGGTGGAAAAGTCCGTGGTCATGGCATTGAAACTAAAGGTAAAACCAGAGGTAGGTTTGTTTAATGGCTACAAAATATGCTAGTGGCAAACATTCAATTGCTGAGTGTGACAGATGTGGTCAGCGATATAAGTTAAAAGAACTTAAAAAGCTTACTATTAAAACCAAAATGGTAAGCATTAAGGTATGCCCAGAGTGTTGGGAGCCGGATCAACCACAATTACAATTAGGTATGTATCCTGTATTTGATCCACAGGCTGTTCGTGAACCACGCCCAGATGTGAGTTATCAAGTATCTGGCACTACCGGCTTACAAACAAATCCTTATGATCCTACAGTAACTAATACAGATGCTTATGGATATTCACAGGATGGTAGTAGGCAGATTCAATGGGGCTGGGCACCAGTAGGTGGCGCAAGCACATTTGATACAGTATTAACACCAAATTACTTGATACCAGTAGTGTTAATTGGTACAGTAACGATTACAACAACTTAGGAGTTTAACATGGGTTTCAGAACAGCAGCAGGTGGTATTAACACCAAAGGTAAAACTAAGGGCACAAACCTTGGTGATTCAGGTCCAACCGTAGCAATTGAAAGCGGTGCAAAAGGTAAAAAAGGCGCATCATCTGTAACAGGTGAAGCAATGAAGAAGATGGGTCGTAACTTAGCCCGTGCTAAAAACCAAAGCAAATAATCATGGCTAAGAATAATCTACCAGCATCAGATTATGCAAAGCCACATGGAGTGAACATGGAAGAAAATAAACGTGGGTCTAAAGATCCAAACAAATACTCATACGATGAAATTGATTCTGAATCTCCAGCAATGGATGTAAGCATTGGTTTTAAAGGTGAAAAAGTAGAATCTGAAGGCATTACTATTCGTGGTGTCGGTGCAGCTACTAAAGGCACTAAAGCTAGAGGCCCAATGGCATAATGAATTACGTTCAGTTACAGCAAGCAATTCAAGACTATATGGAGTCTACGGAACAACTTTTCGTAGCTAACATACCACGTTTTGTTCAAGAAGCGGAAGACAGAATTTATAACTCTGTGCAGATCCCTGCTTTGCGTAAAAATGTAACTGGTAACTTTACATCTAGTAACCAATATTTAACATTGCCAACTGATTGGCTCTCTACTTATTCTTTGGCAACAATAGATTCCACTGGAAACTATTCATATTTGTTAAATAAAGATGTTAACTACATTCGTGAGGCATTTCCAAATCCAAATGCAACTGGCATGCCAACGCATTATGCTCTTTTTGGATCTTCTATCAACAATATCAATGACTTAACATTGATTGTTGGCCCAACGCCAGATCAAAACTATAGCACTGAATTGCATTATTTTTATTATCCACCAACTATTGTGCAGGGTGAAATATCCACAGTAGGAAGCCTTGCAGCCGGCTCTTTATATGCATCTGGAACTTATTATGATGTGCCATTAATCTATGGTACTAGCTCTGTTAAAGATGGTAGTGGAGCAACGGCTGATATTGTAGTTAACTCATCTGGATATGTAACATCGGTTACTATTACTAATGGCGGTCAATTCTATACGGTTGGTGATGTATTAACTGCAAGCAATACATATTTAGGTAATTCAGGTACAGGCTTATCATTTACTGTATCTGCTGTGACTAATGCAACTGGCACTAGCTGGCTTGGTATTAATTTTGATCCTGTATTGCTTTATGGCTCATTGCGTGAAGCTGCGCTGTTTCAAAAACAAGAGCAAGATTTTATTACTGATATTGAAAACAAATATCAAGAAGCGCTTGCTCAGTTGAAACGTTTAGGTGATGGTCTAGAACGTGGCGATGCTTACAGAGATGGCCAAACAAAATTAAGGGTTAAATCCTAATGCCAATTACCCAAACAGCAACAACTATATTTAAAAACAATGTATTAAGCGGTGTTGAAAACTTTAATACTGGCACACCTTATGTTTATAAGATTGCCTTATATAATGCAAATGCAACTCTAGATTCAACAACTACTGCATATACTTCTGTTAATGAAGTTTCCGGCACTGGATATACAGCTGGCGGAAATGTGCTAACTCCTACTGTGGCCTATGACAATACGACAAATACTGCTTATGTTACTTTTGGGAATGTTACTTGGAATCCTGCAAGTTTTACTTGTAGGGGTGCTTTAGTTTACAATAGCACAACAGGAGCAGCATGTTTTGTATTAAATTTTGGTTCAGATAAAACAGCTAACAGTAGTTTTACAATCACGTTTCCAACGGCAAACTCAACCTCTGCCATTTTAAGAATTAGTTAGGAGTAATTATGTTAAAAGAAACACAGGGCTTTGGTGATCACGCTGTAGCCACATTACAAGCAAATGCCAATATTCCAGAAGGAATGGGCGTTGAAGGTTTTTATCACGTTGAATGCCGTGATGCAGCCGGTAATTTAAAATGGGAAGAAGAGTTTCCTAACCTAGTTGTGGCTGTTGGTAAACAATTATTGTTAGATACATTGCTACGTACATCAGGCACATACACAACAACTGGCCCATTCTTAGGTCTAATCAATAACAGCACAACATTTGCTGCAGCTGATACCATGACTTCAAAAACATGGACAGAACTTACAACTTATACTGTTGGTGGTTCAGCTGTTCGTGGTACAGCAGTATTTGCTGCTTCATCATCAACCGGCTCTACACCATCAAACGTAACAACATCAACTGCAACAGCAATCACATATACAATGACTGGCTCTGCAACAGTTTATGGCTGCTTCTTGGTAACAGGTTCAGGTGCTGTAAGTACTTTATCTAGCACTGCTGGTGTTCTTTATTCAGAAGGTAATTTTGCTACTGCTAAAACAGTAACTTCAGGCGATACAGTAAGCGTTACATACTCTACTACAGCTACAAGCTAAGGAGTCATAAATGGCTCTAGTGTTAAAGGACCGTGTACAGGAAACCGGTACAGCCAATACGACTGTAAGTTTTACACTTGCAGGTGCAGTTACTGGTTTCCAATCATTTGCCAGCGTTGGAAATACCAATACTACTTTTTATACTGCCGCTGATTCCTCTGGGAATTGGGAGGTAGGCGTAGGCACGTACTCAACTACCGGCCCTACATTAACACGTACTACAATCTTAGCTTCTAGCAATTCAGGAAGTGCTGTTACTTTTCCAGGTGGCGTCAATGTATGGGTAGACTATCCATCTGAAAAATCAATTAACTATGACGTTAATGGTGTAGCAACAATTGGTTCTACTTTAAATTATACAGATACAGGTATTATTGCTTCTTTTGCCTCTACTGTAGCTGGATATAATCAAGTCATTCTTCAAAACTTAAGTAGTGCTACTAATGCATCTACTAATTTTAATGTATCAAATAATAGTGCTACATCAACTACAGGGTTTGCAGAATTAGGCATCAACTCAACTACATTTAGCAATGGATCAGGTTGTTTTAATATTGCTGGTGCAGCATATCTAGCTTCCGCTTCTACTGATTTATCTATTGGTACATATGGTGCATACAATATTCACTTTGCTACCAATAGTAATACTACTGATTCAATGACCATCTATAATGATGGTGGTATTTCATTAGGTACTTATGGTGATCCAGGTTTAGGTAATATTGCAGTCAACAAAATTGTTCCTGGTTTAACAATCGTTACAGCAGCAGGTGGAACTACAACGTTAACTGCGGCTTCTACCTACTATCAAAAATTAGTTGCTGGCACAGGCGGTCAAACATTTAAGCTCCCTGATGCTACTACCTTGTTAGTTGGCACAACATTTATTTTTGATAATGACTCTAGTGGGACATTAACAATTGTTGATAATGCTTCTGGTGCAGTTGATACAATTCAACCTGGATCTTTAGATTATATTTATCTTGAAGCCAATGGTACGGTCGCTGGGTCTTGGGGTATGTATGCATTTATTCCTGCCAATTATGACTTTAGCACAACAACTGCTAACTTTGGTACTGCTACAATTACTAACGCTACGTATCAAGGCAATACAATTGCTACAGGTTATGGTGGAACAGGTTTAACTACATTTACTGCAGCTAATAATGCTTTATATTCAACTTCAGCAGGCGCATTAGCAGCTGGTACATTGCCAGTCTTAGCCGGTGGCACAGGCAACACCACAGGTCAAGCAGCATCTGTAGCTAACTCTCATACTGCAGGCACAGGATTAAGTGGTTCATCATATAATGGTTCAGCAGCGGTCACTTGGAACTTAGCTAATACAACAGTAACAGCCGGCTCTTATACATACTCTTCAATTACAGTAGATGCACAAGGTCGTTTAACTGCAGCTTCTAGTGGCACAGCTCCAGTAACAAGCGTTTCAGGTACAGGCGTTATATCATCTACTGGCGGCACAACACCAACAATCAGCATTTCTCAAGCCACTACATCTACAAGTGGTTACTTAAGCTCTACTGACTGGAATACGTTTAATAGCAAAGGCTCTGGTACAGTAACGTCTGTAACTGGTACAAGCCCAGTAGCATCAAGTGGTGGTGCAACACCAGCAATTAGCTTGGCTTCAGGTTATGGTGATACACAAAACCCATATGCATCTAAGACAGCAAACTACTTCTTGGCAGCACCTAACGGCTCTGCTGGCGTACCTACATTCCGCTTAATTGTTGCGGCTGACATTCCTACATTAAACCAAAATACAACAGGATCTGCAGGATCAGTTACAAATGCATTAACAGCTGGCACAGGTATTTCCTATAGTTCTGGTACAACATACAATGGATCTTCAGCAATCACCATTAATAATTCTGGTGTAACTTCAGCTGTAGCAGGCACAGGTATTTCTGTATCAGGCGCAACAGGCGCAGTAACAATTAGCCTTCCGCAAGCAGTTTCTACCACATCAAGTGTACAGTTTGGTTCATTGGGTGTAGGTACTGGCGCATCTGGCACTACTGGTGAAATTCGTGCAACTAACAACGTAACTGCATACTATTCAGATATGCGCTTCAAGGATAAAATCAGTAACATTGATAATGCCCTTGCTAAAGTTCAAACATTAGATGGTTTCTACTATGAAGCTAATGAACTTGCTCAATCTTATGGATATGAAAAAAAACGTGAAGTTGGGGTATCAGCACAACAAGTACAAGATATTATGCCTGAAGTTGTAGCTCCAGCACCAATTGACGAAAACTACTTAACTGTTAGATATGAACGTTTAGTGCCATTATTGATTGAAGCTATTAAAGAACTTAAAGCAGAAGTAGATGCATTGAAGGGTCAATAATGTTTGGGCTTAATACATTTGCTCAATCTCCTTTCAACGCTTTAGGCGGTGGAAATTCATATGTATTTTCTATTTCTGAAAACTTAAAGCCTGCAGATGCCAATACTCAGACATGGACATTTTTAGATAGTATTGCTGAAAATATTGGGTTAACTGATAATAATTCAGAAGCAGGAATATTCATTGAAAGTATTGTTGAAAACATCTTATCTATTGGAGATTCTAGCACTCAACAAAGCACATTTAGCCAGTCTCTATCAGAGAACTTAAATCCATCTAATTCACAATTAATTGCAGCTCAGTTTGCTCAAAGCATAACAGAAGCTATAACAGTTAATGATGTTCTTGTAGCATATTTTGCAGCATTGGATTCTATCGCTGAACCAATTACAATGGCTGATGCTTATTCAGTTATTTCACAGCTATATGAAATAATTTCTGAAAATATTAATAATGCAGATACTCCGTCTATAACTGCACAATTTTCTACGACTATTACAGAAAATATTAAAATTGCAGATGCAATAAGTGTTGTTGCTCAATTCTTATCTAACATCACCGAAAATATTTCTATCAATGATTTAATAAATGTTGGTATTGCATATTTCTTAACAATAACAGAAAACTTAAAACCTGCAGATGCAGAAACTGCAATATTAATTGTTATAGCAAGCATACAAGAAAATATTGGATTGCAAGATAATGAGTCTGTAACAGCTGCATTTAAATCATCTATTATTGAATCTTTTGCAATGTTAGATAAGCTTTATCCATCTGGATGGGTAAAAATAAATGACAGTCAATCAATAACTTGGAACTCTATAAGCAATACACAATCGCCAAATTGGAGTATAATCAGCAACGATCAAACACCAGGGTGGAACTCTGTGAATGATTCTCAATAAGGAAATATCATGGCATCAACCTATTCAACCAGCTTAAGAATACAACTTATCGGAACAGGCGAACAGTCTGGTGTCTGGGGTAGTACCACAAATTCCAATTTGGGAACCATCATTGAACAGGCTATTACTGGTGTTCAAACTATCTCATTATCTGGAACATCGCTGACTCTTACGTCTTTAAACGGTGTACCAGATCAAGCACGTAATGCAGTGTTAATTTTTACTGGCACACCATCAGGCACATTTACAGTAACAACTCCTGCGGTACCGAAGTTATATACCATATTTAATAATACAACTGGTGGATATGGGATTGTTATTACATCCGGCTCAGGCTCTACCATTACCATTCCAAACGGATCAACATATGCCGTATATTGTGATGGCACCAATTATTACAATGCAAGTGCATTTAACTCAGCCAACGTAGCTATTACTGGCGGTACTATTAATGGCGCAACAATTGGCGCAACTACACCTTCAACTGGTGCATTTACCACACTATCATCATCCGGCCTAGCATCACTTAACTCATTGAATTTAACATCTCCATTAGCAGTAAACTATGGCGGCACCGGCACATCAACGCTAACAGGCATAGTATATGGCAATGGTGTATCATCAATGACAGCAGCTACAGCGGCTCAAATTGTAAGTGCAATTGGATCAACTGCAGTTACAAATGCTACTAATGCTACCAACGCAACAAATGCTACAAATGCCACCAATGCAACAAACGCTACCAATATTACTAATTCTGGTGGTTGGAATGTGACTCCTAGCGGAACAAATTTATATTTTAATTACAATGGAACTAATGTAGCAAAACTAGATTCATCAGGTAATTTAACGACAATTGCTAATATCACAGCGTATGGGACAGTATAACTATGACACTTAACTCTTCAGGACCAATTAGCTTAGCTGGAACAACTGCTGGGCAATCAATTGAAATTGAAAACGGTGGGAATGGTACCACGACAATCAGCCTTAATGATACAGCTGTACGTACATTGGCTGGTGTACCATCTGGTGCGATTACAATGCCAACTAACTTTTATGGCAAGTCAAATGTTGTCAATATTAGCTACACATATACATCTAATACGACTAATGCGTCTTTAAATGTTACATCTATTAGTGGATATGTAGCAGGTAAATCAAATATTACAGTCACAGTAAATAGTGGGGTTTACTTATGGTCTAATTCTACAGCAACACCAGGCCTTACATTAACTGGTGGTACAACTGGCGATACTGTAAAACTTGTTAATAATGGTTATATTATGGGACAAGGCGGACTAGGTGGATCAAATACTGCTAATGGATCCGTTGGAGGCTCTGCACTTTCAATAGGATACAAAATATCACTCACTAATAATTCATATATTGGTGGCGGAGGTGGCGGAGGTGGTGGAGGAGTTTCAAGTGGAGCTGGAGGGGGTGCTGGAGGGGGTGCTGGAGGACAATATTTTACATCTACGTTTCCTGGTGGTGCTGGTGGAAGCATAGGAGCTTCTGGAGGAAATGGAGCTATAAATTGCAGTTGCTGTTGTGCTGCATCTTCGGGTGGTGGAGGAGGAAGAATTTTCCCTGGGGTAGGCGGAGCGGCATCTTCAGGATATGGATATTTATCCCCATCGGCGGCACAAGGCGGAGGAGCTGGTGGCGGCGGAGGGTCATACACAACTGGAAAAGGCGGGGCTGGGGGATCGAGCAATTCTGCTGGAGGAAATTATAGCGGACCCTCTAGTGGATCTGGCGGAGGAGGAGGTTGGGGAGCTTCAGGTGGAAATTCTGCAACACATACTGGGGCGGCGGGAGGCAAAGCAATTGCTCTTAATGGAAATACAGTAACTTATGTTGTTACTGGCAACGTATGGGGATCAGTAGCATAATGGATATTTATCAAATCAATGACATAGGTAATGGTCAAATTATTTATTTTGTTTCTGATATTAATATTCAATCTCAAGGACAAGCATTAAATATTTCAAATACAGTTTGGAATATAGGAAATATCAATGATGCTACTAATCAGTTAAATACATTACAATCTATATATCTTACATCAGATGATGCAAAAGAACATATAACTTGCACTAAATGTATAGGTCAAACAGAAGAAGGATATTTAACTTGGATTGCTTGTGATTTGTTTTTTGAAACAGATAATACTGATACCATATATGAACTTCATACAGATAC